GGACTTCGGACCTAATTAGACAGGGGTCCGAAGTCGGTCACCGTTTCTTACGGTTCCATTTCCTCACGACCTCATGAAGCTGTACGCGTCCGCCGGCCATCGCCCGGCGGAGCGCTCCCAGCTTCCCCTGTTTCACCAGTTCCGGGAACGGCATGTATTCAAACTCCTTCTCCGGGAGCTGGGGAGGATTGTAGGAATTGAAATACTTTACATACTTCGGGATGTAGGTAAAACGCACGGAACCGAAGGGGGCCAGGAGCAGGGAATCAATGTTGTAATCATCCACTATCTTTGATTCACCGCTGGCCGACTTATCCGCATGGACAACGGCAACTGTCTTTGTGATACGCCTGGCAATGGAAAAGCAGTTCAGGAAGTTGTGGATGATGTACAGATGGTCAGTAAGGTCACGTATCTTCTTGTCAACATCAAAGGACTGGGAGAACAGATACACGATATGTTTATACTGCCGCTGATATTTGAAATAAACCTTTACGTGTTCCGGGAAGGACTTGAAATTACGGTTATCCCATACAAGGCCCACCTCATCTATAAGCAGGATAGAATTTTCAGGAAAATGGGCAACACCAATATCAACGGTATCGAAGTGATAAGTTCCAGGTATATGCACGTTGCTATAGACGTGCCACCCCTTCTTACGGTATTTAAGTGCCATTTTACACATGAGCGTAGTCTTGCCACTACCTTTCTTGCCAAAGACCATAAAGAGCTTATATGGATTGCGATACTTAAAGAAATGATAAGCAAAAAAGACAATCCAAAACATGCCAAAGCCAAAGAGTAGAACAGAAAACGCATACATTAAAACACCCCCTTAACAAGCTGTTTCGTGATACGGATAAGGCCAACGGGTAACAGGATTAAAAGCATGAACTGCCACATAATATTCGTATCAAGGGTAAAGGCATCCGGGGACATGGGGAACAGAATCACATCTATAAAAAGGTTGAATAAATCAATCATAAAATCACCTCAATGGGGGAAGGGGACCGGGGTCCCCTTCTGAATCATACCTGATGGTAAATGCGCATGAAGAACGCAACCACGGCGCCAGCGAAGAACAGACACATGGCAGCCAAAAGGATGGGCTGACTTAAAATCCAGGTGAGCAGAAGCCCACACTCCTTCCAAAGCCAGGCCGTGACCACGGAAAACGTGGCTAACAGACTGTCAAGGCCCGTGGCCGGAGTACCGCCCTCAGCAAAAGCCGGGAAAGCCATAGCAACAGACGCAACACCAGTGGCGACAGGGATGGAACGATACTTCTTAACCGCATTCTTAATCTTCAACATAAACAAACACCTCCTTATCAATTTATAAAAGTCGCCTAAATATATCTACAACCTTCTTAAGAAGGGGCAGACCAATCACAAACATCCCCACCCAGTAGGAATGCCTCCAAAGGATATCAAACAGAAGTGATAACTCATGAAACATCCATTCAACAACCTTCATAACAATACCAAGGTTCATATAATCACCGCCTATCTATCAGCGACACAAAGATATGGAAGAACTTATCCACAATCCATAAAAAAGCAATGAAGCCAAAGGCATAACAAACCGGATAGAACTGGACAGGGACATCCCCCATCAACGCGAGGATTTTCTCCATAAACATATCAAACAACCTCCCATCAGAACAACAACGATATATGTAAGCGTGTCAGAAACCTTGAATATATGATGATATTGATTCACCTGAATATTGACGTATGTATCACGATAGCGCAAACTACCGGAACTCCAATAATACTCCCTGACATAATTGGGGGAGCCATACTCGCTGATAGTGTAAAAGTTATTGCCAAGGCAGGGAGTAAGATACACAAGCTTACCTGTCTGCGCATACGGATTAAAATTCCCATCCACCAGACGGCCTTGAATGGTATTAGCCGAAACATTGAACAGACGGCCCTGACTGTCTACATAAAGGGAATCCGCATACTCAGGGGGAAAGAGAAGGGTATACTCCTGGCCTGAGATAGAAACATCATAACGAAGTACATTAACATAATCGTCAGAAGCAGAAACCGAACGCGCCGAACGGACAGGGGCATCCATAGGAATAATATCTGTAGGGCCTTCCTCCAGGTCAGAAACATCCTGCGCATCCTCCAGGGAAGAAAGCGCAGCATCCGAGGAGGAAGCAAGACCGGGACCGCCAAAAGAATCACGAATAGCAACAAGTTCGCATAAAATGTATCGGAGTAAATCATCACGTTTTAAATCCTCAAAATCATCAATATCCATCAAGGTTCTATCATCAATCAATAAATCCACATCCGTGTAGGCTGCATCCGAAGGAGAAGCAACCCATATATCATCCATATCCATGTCCCAATCCGTATCTGCATCCACCCTGGACGCATTGGAAGGTGTAGCTGTATCTGCATAGGCCAGGAGAGGGCAGGAGAGCAGGAAAAAACTACTTAGAGCCACCACTACGTTTAGATGCCCTGGGCGGACGAACCACGGAAGATGGACTACCTCCCGCACCACGGAAGGAAATGACAAGCGTAGTAACAAACACAGAAACAACAAGGACAGCGACCAGAAAATCACCATATGAATATCCTCCTAAATCACTGCCAAATAAAAGGACAGCAATCTGCGAAACAATAAAGATACAAAAATCAATTAAATCACGCATCATAATCATCACGACCCCTTATTAAGAATCTGGAACACAACCGCAAGGCTGATAGGGACAACCACAAAACCAACCATCCAGGGCGGGAGATAGGAAAGGCACATCACCAGCCAGCCAACGGAACGGACAATATTAACAATCACAAGAACAAGCGTTGCAATCATGTTGACAATGAAGCTAACCACAGTTTCAACAAACCCGGCAACCGCATCAAAAAACTGAAACATTTATGTCCCCCCTTTGAACCGATAATAACCAATGCAGAGCATGGCAATCGTGAGAGTAAGGGAAAAGCCGATAGGGATATTCAACCCTTTCATGTTATTGTAAATATGATTCAGAAAATAGGATATATCCGATAAAGGTCCCTTAATACGGGTAAAATAATCATCATAACGGAATGAATTAATGTTATTGCTTACATCCTCCATTAACTGTTTTTCATTTTCCTGCATGTTGTGAATAGAATCATTCAGCTGAGCATTACTGTTATCCAGACGGGATTTATCATAACCATTTGCAAGCTTATCTGTATTTGCATTATTATTGTTAATGATATTCGTGGTATTGGATTCCTGGGAATCAATGATATCCTCTGTATTGCGCCGGTTTGCGGCTAAATCCTCAGAGTGATGTTGATTCATCTTGTTATACATGTTCGTGAACTCACCCGCCAACTGGTCCCAAAAGGAATGGAGCTGATTACTGATAGTCTGAGTGGTATCCACAATCTGTTCAATGATAGTATCCTGTTTCTGCACCAAAGCCGCCGTATTGTTAGCCGTATCCTGGACCGAATTGGCAATTGCCTGGTTCTGTTCCGATGCATCCGGAAGAGGGGCAACCGGATTGTTAATGTTACCGGATTCATAATCCCGGAAGGAAATGACCGAGGAAAAGTTAAGTTTCTGCGTACCATAAAGAGGAAACGCATAAGGGAAAAAGAACTCAACCGAGGTGAGGGCCTGGCTATTCACGTTATATGTAACCGTATAGAAGTCAGGGGGAATAGTATCCGAAGCAATCTTCGGAAGCTGGCCGGATAAATCCGAAGCGTTAGGTCTTTTAACACGGCCACGGGCATACATCCTATCAAGCAATAATGAAGTGCTACTTGTCTGGATGGAAACCTGAGCCTTCCACTTGCCAGTTGTTGGAAAAGAAGAGCGGGGGAGAACCAAAACAAAACCTTGAATGCCCATACCGTCAGAAGGTGTAAATTCCTTACCAAAAGCACCTTGCCCGCCAGCCTCCTGAACCTTACCAAGGGATTTCTTATAGGTTCCAGAACCATAAGCAAAAACCTCAACCGTTGACCAATTAATCGTATTGGTAGATGTAGGAAGGTCCCCGGCCAAAACAGTCAGGGGAAATAACGAAAGGATAAAAAGCGCCAACAGGGCACTTAAAAACTTCTTAACCATAAAAAAAATACACCCCCTAACAAAAGTGTTAAAAGATGTATCCTTATATACTTAAATCAGCCTTAACTATTCGTTAAACTAGACTT